TAGTAGCCGGGTAAATGGTTTGTCCACCCTTGGTCAGTTTATGCATTTTTGCCATAATATCTCCTGTTTTTAGCCTAAGTTCCGCCGGAACTTGGATGATAAGCTGAATATCAATTGATAATATCATTTTATTGAATAGTGGTAGATATTCAGTAGAAATAAGTGTTTGTATGTTAATATTTCTACTAGATTTCTACTATTGGGTTTAGCAGAAAGCTTTATAATTAATTTTTCTTGTCTTTTTTATTGTCATATCGTGGCAATGGATTTAAGTAATTCTGCAACAATGACGCAAGTAAATAGACATATCTTTGGAACAATATATTTTATAATCAAGACAAAGTAATGAAAGACGTAATTTACAATTTTATCAACGAGCACATGATGATACACATTGTACTGATAGCCTTGTGTATCGCAGCCACTATCGGCGCAATGTTCGTGGATCTGGTCTCAGGAATAATGAAGGCCAAACAACGCGGGGAGGCAAGAACATCCACGGGGTATAAGAAAACAGCCATCAAGGCGAAGAAGTATTTCACTCCATTTATAGAGTTGTGCTTCATTGATCTGTTATGCTGTGTGGTTATCCCCTTTCCTGTTTTTTCAATGATTTGGACGGGTTACTGCATTTTCTGTGAGTTTAAATCAGTTCGTGAAAAATCATGGGAAAAAGCGGAGTTGCGCAAAGCAGAAAAGACAATGAGTGTGATCATCGAGAACAAGGATGATATTGCCAAGATCATGGCTCAGATACTATTTGACAACGAAAATAAAAAGGAGGATAAGAAATGAAGTTTTTTACGATTGCGGAACTCTGCAAGTCAACAACTGCTGACCGCTTGGGTATCAACAACAGATGCAGACAGGAGCATGTGACTGCTCTGACTGCCTTGGTGGATAACGTACTGGACCCGTTACGCACATGGTGGGGAAAGCCTATAACAGTAAACAGTGGCTATCGCTGTCCGGAACTTAATGCAGCTGTCAAGGGAAGCAAAACCTCGCAGCACATGAAGGGGGAAGCTGCTGATATTGACACTGGGGACAGACTGCAAAACAAGTTGTTGTTTGAGTATATCCGAAAGAACCTACCCTTTGATCAGTTGATTGATGAGTCTGATTTTGCATGGGTTCATGTCAGTTACCGGGCTGATGGGAATAACAGGATGCAAGTTCTTAAGTTGTAGACTATGTTGGCTAAGGTTATGAACTGGGTAAGCCGGCATATTTTGCTGGCTCCCTTTATGTGTCTGTTCCTGCTGTTTGCCTGTGGCAGCTCGCATAAGGCTGTCAAGTCAGACACTAAGATTATACAGAAAGATAGTACACGTGAATCTGTCAACATCGTACACGGATCAAGTACGTCTTTGAGCGAACTCATTACCACTAATGGCAACTATGTGATTGATTTCCGTATCTATGATACCCGAAAACCGCCCGACAGTCTGACCGGGAAACCTCCGTTATTGGCTGACGGTCATGTGGAAAGTGATTTCAATAAGAATGAAAAGAAGGAAACTGTAGTCAATGACAGTACGGAGGTAAAAGCTGATAAGGAAGCCACTTCCACCAAACATGAGGAAACTAAGACTGAAGAGGTAAAGGATAAAAAAGAATCCACGCTGCCTGAACAAATCAGTTTTGCCTGTGTTTGTGTAACCGTTTTGATTGTCGTCATGTTGGTGGTACGGAAACATTGGGGTAACAGACAATCTTCATCATAAGACTTTAAATTTATAAATTGGACTGCCCCGGCTTGCATAAGTCGGGGCATTATTGTAAGTTTGTACTGCTAACTTGAAAATAAACACTATGAATGTAGAAGATGATACCTTAGTCATTGTTAGAGGCATAAATGATGACTTTTTTAAAGAGAACTTTGGTAATTTATGCATTAGTTTTGGTGGAGATTCACGTGCTGTTCCTGTTAAGGATGCCTATTATGTCGGTTTATATTTAGGTGCACCTGATTCAGCAATAACCCATATTGGAATAGTTGAAAAAATAGAACGTGGTGATACGCCTTTATATGCCGATTTTTATTTGAAAGCAGTAATTCGGTTAAATCATCCGGTTGACCCGGGGCACCAGATAAGGAAGCATGAATATTGGGACTTGTCCGATTTTAAATTAGAACCAGCACTTATGGAAATATTGAAAGTAACATTACTCAATATTAAGGTCTGAAACTTTTGCAGTCAGAGTACCTTGTATGCCGGATAAATCTTTTTATTAAAACCGAATTTTATCTATCGCTATCCTTTGGGGTTGAGTATTTTACGAAAAACTAAATATTTACTTTATAAAAGAGAATATCTATGGATGAAAATTTAAAAAAATTTATAGATCAATCCATTAAAAGTCTGGAATTTATAAAAAATCATGGAGCAAAAGAATATAGTTATGATTTTGATTGTTCTGAATTAGATAATCAGTATCTGACTGTAGACATCACCAAGTCAGAAGCGTACAAGAAAAAATTTGATTCTCTAAAGGAGATTAAAGGACCTGCTGTTTATTGGTTTGAAATAACTTCTAATACTAACCAGTCAGACCTTGTCAATGCACTGGAGGACTATTCTAGAAAAGATAACCATAGGGCTGTTCCGGTTATAAAAAAAACATATTGTGCTACAAGCAATTATTTATATGTCGGAAAGGTCAAAAAGAATTTCTATAGCAGGATTGTTCAACATTTAGGGTACTTTAAAACAGCTGCTACTCAGGGATTACAACTTTGTCATTGGGGGAATAATTTATCACTTAAATTAAAACTTCATGTAATTGAATTCAATCGTGATATGGAAGATATGATGCCTGCAATAGAGCAGCATTTTGCTCAAGTTTTAAAGCCATTGGTAGGCAAACATATATAACATAAATAAATTTAAACAGCTTAGGATAGATAATAAATAATTGTTTCTTTATTTACAGAAAATTTTATTATGATAAAAGACGAATATACAATTGAGAATGATTATCCTTTAATGGAATCTATAAATCATTATGCAAAGATTTCAAATAATGACGATTATAGATATAAGTTTATAGAAATCATGAAACGAATAGAAGCGGAAGATGTTGTTTTTCTTTCGGATTTATTGTTATTGGAAACAGAATTCAAATGCCCTATTAGAGTACAACTAGTGAAAGGTTCCGTTTTTTATTTAAGAGAACAGATAAGTCGGATTTCGGAAGTAAACCGCTTTTTAGGAAGAAGAATTGGAAAAAATAGAGACAGGAAGTTGGATTTTAATCATCTCCGAAATGCCATTAATGCAACTTGGTAAGATAAAAAACTAAGGCAGCCGAATAAGCTGCCTTTGACTTTTTGAACAAATTATATATTCAACTGGAGAAAGAATAGAATTTTGCGTATTTTTGCCCTGTGATTTTGGAGTAGAGCTAATCTCATAATAAAAGTTTGGGAGGGGTGTCGTAATGCACGATGCCCCTCCTTTTTTGTAATACGTAATAATGTGACAACAAATATTTTTAGAAATAGGCAAATCCATTAGTATTTTGTTCAATAAAATGTGAAGTAGATTGTCAAAAACGAAACTAATCTGAACCGTTCCGGCTTGTGATAAGTAGGGACGGTTTTATTGTAGAATCGAATAAAAACCTTATCTTTGCATTGCGTTACATTTTGAAGTGATCGAGGCGTTGTCTCGTATTGAGCTACAGACGATTATTATTGCCTGTAGCTTCTTCATATACGGTTCTGACCCCCGTGTGGAATATTAATGTATCCACTGTTTCGATCACGGAATGTAACGCAACGGGAAAGCGGAACCGTTTTCTTTTTCTGCTGCTAACGCAATTCTCATATGTCAAAATTCCCCCCCCCAACCACTTATCAGCTATCCAAAAAGTTTATAGGCTATGGACACTATGAACTTACAATTTCTTCCTCTGAGGGCACAAAAACGATTGTCACAGGGAGTATGGACTTGATAGAACGGCTAAACTCAGAGATAGACAAAGAAAAAGAGGAAGCGACTACCGAAGCAATCGCTCTAGTTCTTAAATCCTCACTTTAGATTATCTAAAATCTTTCTTATGGCTTCATCAGCATGTTTTCTCATAATTCTGACATAATTAAAGATCGGTCTGTTGGATTTCATGCTTTGGCCTATACAATACTCCAAAGTTTCCAATGGTATGCCCAGCTCAAAACCATGTTGGACAAAGGATTTACGAGCTGAATAATATACGACATGCGATTCTATCTCCAGCCTCTCCCCTAGCCTTATAATTTCTTTTGTTACATAGTTACGAAAATTAGGATAAGAGTATTTATAACCAAAATCAAGCTTTCCATTACGCCCCATCCATCTTTTGATAATCGGTTTTGCTTCCTCAGGAATAGTGAAGCTGATCTTCATATCACCTTTCTTTGTGTTTTTTGATTTTTCACGTACATATTCCATAATTTTCGCATCTTTGAAATTGTATTGCATCAAGTCCATCAGATTGATACCTCCTAGATAATACGAAAGCATGAACACATCCCTGGCAACACGCTGAGACTTCTCTTTTATCTCCGCATCCCTTATCTTCTTTACGTCAGCTACCGAGATATCACGCTCTTTAGGCATTCCTGCCGGTCTTTCATAATATTCAAAAGGATGCGTGTCATATGATACTTTTTTATCCCTTATTGCTTGATTGATTATTGCCTTCAAATGTGCCATGTGCATACCACAAGTAACAGGAGCCAGCCTTCGGACATTCTTTAGATAAATGTCAAAGTCCTTTATGGTCCGGGGAGTAATTCCATCAAGCATTATATCATATTTGACAAACTCAATGAAGTAATCACTCGCCCTTTGATATAAGGAAGCAGTGGTCCTTCTCCCCTCTTTAATCAAATTCTGCATATAGTCAGCCGAAGCAACACTATAAGAGATAGCTCCCTGCTTTACCGAGGACAAGTATTCGACAAGTTGGGTACAAGTATAGGATGATGTATTTATCTTATCCAGGGCATCCTGATATGAATTAAGTATTCCACGTAATTTAGCATTGACATGTGCGGCATCAGGAACACCTACCACCTGCCCTCCTTTAAAATTAGCAGTATTATCTATTTCAAATCGGGTAACGATGTATCTTGTTTCCTGTTTATGACCAATTGCGATACGAATTCTGTGTTTGCCGTTTTTCAGCACCTTGGCCGGAACAACGGCGGCTTTAAGAGTTGTCATAATTGTTCTGGATTCGTTTTAGACAAGTTCTTTTTGCCAAAAGTGGCACAAACTGTCTTTTTTTTATCCAAAAACGAAAGCTGGAGAAGCTTAAGAAAACACAAACCCCTCTGAAACAGAGAGGTTTGTAATGTGGAGCATGCGAGACTCGAACTCGCCACCTTTAGACTGCCAGTCTAACGCTCTAGCCAGATGAGCTAATACCCCGAGAAATAATAACGATGCAAAGATACATAGAAAATCAATAATACAAAGCTTTTGGGAAAGT